AGCGGGCCCTCTATGCGCTTTACTCGGAGCTCTTGAAGGAACTCACGCCGAGATCCCCCAAAGTGGAGCGCTATCGTGCCCTCGCGCTCAAGGCGAATGACCGGGCGCAACGGCTCGGCGCACGGTTCGGCATGACGCCGAGCGATCAGGTTGGCCTGGTCGTCCCGAGCGGGAGCAAGACGCCGAAGGACGAGGAGTTCCTCTTTGGCCGTCGCCACCAAGCGTAAGCGGGCGACCGCTCGAGCACCGGCGGATGTGGATCGGCCGCGGGCGAAAGGGCGCTACGAGCTGCTCTACGAGCAGCGGCACGCGCGCGACATCCTCACGGCCCCGGCGCGCGGGCTGCACTTCGACGAGGCGGCGGGCAATCGCGTGGTGGAGTTCATCGAGCGCTACTGTCGGCATTCCAAGGGCGAGTGGGCGGGACAGCCGATTCGCCTCGAGGCGTGGCAACGGCAGCTCGTGCGGATCCTGTTCGGCTGGCTGCGAGCGGATGGCACCCGCCGGTTTCGGATCGCCTACGTCGAGATCGCGCGCAAGAACGCGAAGTCGACGCTCGCGGCGGCGATCGGTCTGTATCTCACCCTGGCTGATTACGAACCCGGGGCGGAGGTCTATGCCTCGGCCACGAAAAAGGATCAGGCCAAGATCGTGCATTCCGCGGCCGAAGCGATGGTCAAACTCTCGCCGGCGTTGCGGAAGTATCTGAAGACCTTCCGGAACAACATCCACTGTCCGCAAACCGGGTCCAAGTTTGAGCCCCTGGGGGCGGATTCGGACACGCTCGACGGGCTGAATCCCTCGGGCAACATCGTCGATGAAACGCATGCGCATAAGGATCGCGCCCTCTGGGATGTACTGCAGTCCGCCCAAGGGGCGCGTCGCCAGCCATTGACGCTGGCTATCACGACGGCTGGCGTCTATGACCCAGAAGGGATCGGGTGGCAGCTCCATCACGCTGCGACCCAGGTGCTTGAGGGGGCGGTCGAGGATGATCGCTTCTTCGCCTTCGTCGCGACGATGGACGAGGGGGACGACTGGACGAGCCGCGCCGCGCGGGAGAAGGCGAATCCGAATCTCGGCGTCTCGGTGAAGGAGGTGTATCTCGCCGAGGAGTGCGCCACGGCGCAACGCGAGCCGTCGGCGATGAACGCGTATCTCTGCAAGCATCTCGACGTGTGGACCGCCCAGGCCCTGCGGTGGATCCGCCCCGATGACTGGACCGCGTGTGGTACGTCCCCCGCGCCGCTGGACGGGCAGATTTGCTATGGCGGGTTGGACCTCTCCACCAAACTTGACATGACGGCCTTCGTGGCGGTCGCCGGCGATTCGGCCACGGGGTTCGATTGCCTGTTCCGGTTTTGGGTGCCCGAAGCCCTGGTGCAGGCGCGGGAGCGCCGCGGCGATACGCCGTCCTACCACCGATGGGTCGAGCAGGGGTTGCTGTTCGCGACACCGGGGAATGTGATCGACTACGCGTTCATCGAGCAGGAGATCCTCGCCCTGGCCAAACGGTTCCGTCTGGTGCAGATCGGGTTCGATCCCTGGAATGCGAACCAGACGGCCGTGCGCCTGCAGCAGGCGTTGAATCCCGCCAATACGAAGACGGGATTTCAAATGGTCGAGATGCGCCAAGGTATGCAGACGCTCTCCGAGCCGGCCAAGGAATTCGAGAAGCTCGTCGTGAGTCAGAAGCTCCGGCACGGCGGCCACCCGATTATGCGGTGGATGGTCGCGAATGTCACGACGCGCCAGGATGCGAACGGGAACATTGCCCCGGACAAGAGTACGTCGACGGGCAAGATCGACGGGGTGGTCGCGACGATTCTCGCGCTCGGGCGCGCGATTGTGACGCCCCATCGGAAATCCGTCTATGAGGATCGCGGTCTCGTGGAGGTCGAGTTATGATCCGCGGCCTCCTGCAGTCCATCCGGCGCCTGCTTGAATCGCGCTTCGTCATCAGCCCCAGGCATCCGGGCGACCCGGCGCTCGTCGAGCTGTTCAGCGTGGGCCGGACGGCAGGGGCGGGGGTCGAGGTCACGGAACGGACGGCCGTGAGTTGGACCGCCATTGCGTCCGGGATCCGGTTGGCTGCGGAAACGATCGCCATGCTCCCCATCGACGTGGTGCGCCGCTTGGAACCCCGGGGGCGCCAGCCCTTGCCGGACCACCCGGTCGCCAAGGTGTTGGCGTTCCCCAATCCCGAGATGTCGAGCTTCGAGTTCCGCGAGCTCATGCAGACGAACATCGAACTCTGGGGGAATGCCTACGCGCAGATCATCCTCAATGGGGCGGGGCAACCTGGGGAACTCTGGCCGCTGAACCCCGATCGCGTCACGGTGACGCGCGATAGCCAGGGAAAGCTGTTCTATCGTGTCGCGTTGCCAGCGGATCCCCTCGGGTACGCGGCGGAATCGGTGACGTTGCCCGCGCGTGACGTCCTGCACATCCGGGGGTGGTCGCGGTATGGGATTCTCGGGGATCGGATGACGCAGACGTTCCGGGAGGCGATTGGCCTCGGCCTGGTGACCGAGCTGTTCGGCGCCCTGTTCTTCGGGCAGGGGTTGAATGCGGGCGGCCTGCTCGAGCACCCGGGGACGCTGACCGAGGAAGCCCAGGCGCGGCTCATCAAGCAGAAAGAGAATCAGGCGGCCGGGATTACCCGGGCCCATCGGGTGATGATTCTCGAAGAGGGCATGAAGTGGCAGCAGACGACGGTCGAACCGGAGAAGGCGCAGTTCCTGGGGTTGCGGACGTTCCAGTTGGGGGAAGCGTCGCGGATGCTGCGGATGCCCCCGCATGTGCTCTACGAGCTCTCGCGCGCGACGTTCTCGAACATCGAGCACCAGGGCATCGAGCTCGTCACCTATTCCTGGCTGCCCCGCACGAGTCGGTGGGAGACCCGCCTCGGGATGCAGTTGTTAAGTGACAAGGCCTTCCCGACGGTGCAGATCAAGTTCAACATGGCTGGGCTCCTCCGCGGGGATGCCGCCGCGCAGAGTGCGGCCTTCACGGCCGGCCGCCAAGGTGGGTGGCTCTCGCCCAACGACATCCGCGAGATGATGGACTTGAACCCCCGCACGGGGGGCGATGTGTACGCCGATCAACCCGCCGGGGCGCCGGCGCAACCGCCGAAACTGGCGGCCACGGACGCGACAGGAGGGGCAAATGCCGACACCACCCAAGCCGCCTAAGCGCACGATCGAGGAGCTGCGGAAGTCGCTCCACAAGCGCGAACGGCGGGAACGCGGGGCGTTGGAGTTCCGCGATGACGCGACGGCGCCGACGATCCGCATGTTCATTCCCTACGAGTCCCAGTCGGTCGATATGGGATTCACGGAACTCATCGCGCCGGGCGCCTTCACGCGGTCGATCAAGATGGGCCAGTCGTCCCAGCGGGCGGATGTCGTGGCCCTGTGGAATCACGACTCGGGACGGCCGCTGGCGCGGCAGGCGAACGGGACGCTGGCCTTTGATGACACGGATCAGGGGCTTACTGCCGTGGCCACCCTGAATCCCGTGCTGGACGAGCACCGCGACGCGGTCGAGATGGTCCGGTCGGGCTTGGTGCGCGGCTCCTCGTTCGGCTTCGAGACGGTCCGGGACGAGTGGGAGTACGACTCGGACGGCGATGCGACCCGCACGCTGCTCGAGGTGCGGCTGTTTGACGTCTCCCCCGTGACCTACCCGGCCTATCCCGCGAGCGATGCGGAAGCCCGGTCGTTGACGCAGGCCGCGGACGCGCTGGGCTTGGACGGCAAAGCGGTGCTTGCGACGCTGCAGGCCGTGAAGGACGGCGCGGTGCCCCTCGAGCGCCGGGCGGCCCTGGTCGGCCTGATTGCCACGCTGACGGCGCTCGTGCCCGCCGAGCCCGTGCCGGACGACTACTGGGAGAAGCGCCTCGCCACTCGGGAGCGGCTGATGATCGGGAAGGTGGGTAATGGTCCAGAAGACCAGTGCCGGAAGGTGGTGGCTTGACTCTCAAGGGGATGTTTCGCATAGTCTAGGCACAACTGTAGGTTCAGGCGGCCGTTCCGGCCCGCCGAGTTCTACGCACCCGCGCACCGCGGCCCGCGTACCCCGGCACCCGAAATGTGGACGCACGACGGACGAGTGTTCTCGTCCCCAGTGTTCCCCGATTCGGGTGCTTTCGTTTGCCCACCCATGATCGAGCCGCCGCCAGGTCGCAACCCGACTGGAGGCTTTTCGATCATGGCGAAGACATCCAAGGAACTCCGCCAGGAACTGGGCGAGCTGGTCACCCAGCAACGCGCCATCCTGGACCGCGCGCAGACGGAGAAGCGCAAGCGCACCGGGGACGAAGAGACGGAGTTGAAGGCGCTCGATGGGCGCATGGACGCGCTCGAGAAGGAAATCCCCGAGCTCGAAAAGCTCGAAGCCCGCGAAGCCCTCTTGGCGCAGCCCCAGAGCCGGCCCGTCGCGCGGTTGGGGATCGACCCCACGGACCCGGATAGTGACGCGCGGGCCGATGCGGAGGACATCCGCAAGCGGTATCCGAAGTTCGGCAAGCACATCGCCCGGCGCATGGCCTCGGAACCCACGGCCACCCGCGCGTACCGCAACGCCTTCGACCGCTGGCTGTGCGCGCCCCGTGGCTCCGACGTCAAAACGCTGACGCCCGAGGAACAGCGGGCCCTGTCGGTCGGGACCGCCGCGGAAGGTGGGTATACCGTGCCCGGGGAGGAGTTCTTGGCTGAGCTCCTCAAGACGGTGGATGACCAGACGGTCATTCGCGGGCTCGCCCGCACGTTCCAGGTCACGCAGGCGCAGTCGCTCGGCGTGCCGACGCTGTCGGCCGATCCGGCCGACCCGGACTGGACGACGGAACTCTCGATCGGGACCGAGGATTCCACGATGGCGTTCGGGAAACGGGAAATCCGTCCCTGGCCGCTCGCGAAGTACATCAAGGTCTCGGACAAGCTCCTCCGGGCCTCGCCGCTCGGGATGGAAGGGATCGTTCGGGATCGGCTCGCCTACAAGATCGGGATCGCGCAGTCGAAGGCGTTCAACACGGGGACCGGGATCAACCAACCCCTCGGCGTCTATACCGCGTCGGCGGACGGCATCCCGGTCGCGCGCGACGCGGACATCTCCACGTCGAACGCCATCGACGCCGTGAAGCTGGTGGACGCGCGCTACCAGCTCCGGCCGGGCTACTGGCCGAACGCGCGGTGGCACATGCATCGCGTCTTCCTGTCGAAGATGCGTCAACTCCGGTCGGACTTCGCGCAGGGGGGCAACTTCCTCTGGCAGCCGGGCTTGACGGTGGGGGCGCCGAACACGCTGCTTGACTTCCCTTACATCATCGACGAGTACGCGCCGAGCGCCACGGTTATCACGGGTGGCTACATCGCGATCCTCGGCGATTTCTCGTACTACTGGGTCGTCGACGCGCTCGGCATCCGGCTCGCGCGGCTGGACGAGTTGTTCGCGTTGACCAACCAGGTGGGCTTCGTGATCCGGATGGAGACCGATGCCGCGCCGGTCCTCGGCGATGCGTTCGTGCGCTGCAAGGGCACCCTGACCTGATCCTGCTGCGGGGGGGAGTCACCCACTTCCGGGTGGCTTCCCCCCCCCGGACTTGCGTGGAGGACCGACCATGAAGCGCGTGTTGCTGTTGCTTGTCGTACTCGCCACGGGGGCGTTCGCCTACCAGGCATTCGACCTCGCCGGCTCGATCGATGCTTCGACGGGCATCGTCAAGCCTGTGCACGCCGCTGCGGCGGATTCGGGGATTCGCGTGGACCGCGCCGGCTATCAGTGCGCGGTGTGGGAGATCACCAGCGGGCAGGCGGATAATGCGGCTGGTCAAACGTCGGTGGTGGTGTCGCTGGATTCGATCCCCGGCACGGCTGCCTGGCAGCTCAAGGATTCGATCACCGTGGACACGGTGGATAACAAGAGCTACGAGCTGGCCTACAAGGGCACGCAGCGCTGGGTCCGGCTGTTGGCCCGGGCGACATCGTCCGCGGCCGATACGATTGCGATCACGGGGCTCTTGGTCCAAGGTTGCAAGCGGTCGCGCGGCTAATGCAGGTCCGCCTGCTGCGGGATTGGGCGGGACCGACCCATCCGTTCACGCCGGCGGGCGCGGTGGTGACGGTGGACGGGCCCACGGCGGCGCACCTGTTCCACGGCGGGATTGCGGAGCTGGTGCGCGCGGAGGGCGAGGTCGCGGTCGTCGCCCCGGGCGAACAGGCGGTGCGCGTGGCCCCCAAGCGCGCGCGGCGCCGGAAGACGCGATGAATGGACGGCACGCTGGTGCTGGTGACGGCGCCCACGATCGAGCCCCTGCTCGTACGGGAGGCCAAAGACTGGGCCCGGATCACGGACGACGTCGAGGATGGGATCGTCGAACGGCTCATCACGACGGCACGGGCCCACGTCGAGGAGCTCACGGGTCGGGCGTTGACCACGCAGACGTGGCAATACGTGCTCGATGCTTTCCCCTGCGGCGGGCC